GGGAATCGTCTTTCCGTCCTTTCGCCTAACTTCAACCAGGTAGTTGAAGCGACGATAGTACGCAGTGGCGTCTCTGATAACCTGGCTTTTATACGGTCGCCTCTGGTTAGAGGTTGCCATAATGGCCAGCGATGAGAACGTTGCACCTTTGCAACCGTTCGGGTCATCAGGATCCAGCGATGCCATTTCAATAGGCACTCGAGTGTTCGTGCAGTAGTCCAGAATGATCTGTGACTCGTCCACCATGCCTGACGGCGGTGCGGTCGATCCGAAGTCGTCCAGCAACACAACGGGCTGATTGTGATATCGGTCCCAATGCTTCATGTTGATACGGCGCGGGTAGTACTCAGCGTCTTCTCCAAACATGTGCTTCGTTAGCGCGGGTATCATCGTCGACTTTCCGATTCCGGGTAATCCATGCATGTAGAACACGAATGGTGTCACAGCCGATCCAGCGGTGTTGTCCACAATACTGGCCGCCACAAACGCGGGCTCGAGGTCTTCGACATCCTTCAGAAAGACTCTGAATTTTGAAAGGACTTTGTAGTCAAAACCTCGTTCCTTGATGGAGTCCGCTAATTTGCGCGCCTCCCGATACGCACTGATCATCTCCTTCCTTTTCAAAGGATCACACAGACGCATCAGGTCTGCTTTATCAACCAGGCTACTGGCATTGGCTCGCTTGTACACATCGACGACCTTCTTCTGGAAGTTGCTGACGATACAATCTGGGTCAGTGGTCGAAATCATGGGGTTGCCATGTATCCACAGGCTCAATATCATTTCTCGTGCCAGTTTCAAAGCTGGCATAGTAACGTCGACAATGCACTTGCTCGATCTGGCCAACAGGCCAAGGGCAGTCGCTTTCTTGACGAAATCAACACTCGACGCGGGTTTAGCCACGCCGAGCGACCAACAGACCACCGCGATCAGCACGGGGGTCATGACAGTCAGCACAGTCTCAAATGTTCTGGGCTCTGCATCGTCGCCGGTTGTGTCGTCCTTGACGAGATCCTCGAAGCTAGCATGGGCAACTCCGTCGTTGCTCTGCTTTCCGACAATCATGTCGTAGATGCCTCGAATCGTCTTAACAGCCAAATGTGCGAAGATTCCACAGCCGGCCAGGATTATTGTGTATTCGGTAGGGAATGCCAAAATAATCGCAGCCGCCAGTATGCAAAACGCCAATTTGAGCTCCTTTGCGCCCGGCATGGGCATCATACTCGCTGCAAGCAAACCAAACGCCGTCACAACTTGCAACAGGTT